TGTTTGACAACCTGTATCGTGTCTCCGTTCTGTTCCACGGTTGCTTTGGTAGGTCTAACCACGATCATAATAGCCGTCCTCCAATTCACAAAATGCTTCTATCTCTTTCGACAACGCCCACCCGAATAGGGCGGACGCCGCAATCAACGCAACAAGTAAATATTTCATTTCAAATCGTCCTCAATCGGGTCTTCGTTGGTCAGCGTGTCCGCCGCTTTTTTAAGCCGCTTGGTTATCCACGTGGGCATGGGCAGACCGGCCTGATCCAGATTTTCGCACACGCTCAGAATCTCCATTACAATAATGTAACCGCTGATAAATGCAGTCACATCCACCGGCAGGCTGATCGCTTCCTGCACGGCAAAAGCCACGGCAACAATCATTATCTCCCCGCTCTTGCGATACAGCCCTTTGCGCATCTTGGTGCTGTCCCATGTGCCGTTAATGCTCGCCTGGATCCAGCCTGTGACGATATCAGCCGCCATCAAAATAAGGGGCAAAAGGATGATCCAGTAACGATGAGTAAAGCTGATGTTTGATAAGTCCATTTGTGTGATCCTCCTTATGACATTGTGATAGATTTCCAGCCACTCCAAGCAGATGCCGAGCTCTTAGTGTTTACATACATCGTATTGTTCCCGGTTCTTGAAAAAACCAATGTTCGCTGTGCGTTTGAATAACCAAAAGCCACAACATTGTACGCAATAACACCGCTCACAGGTACAAAGTCTGCATCATTAGCGGTCTGAACATATCCCATGCCGTTAATCGGTATTGCGTCAAGGTTAGTCAGCCCCATGATGCTAAACCCGACTTTGCTGTTTAACTCGTTTACCTTGGATTGTATCCATGTTGGACTCCATGCGCTCCAGCTTTTCGAGGAATTGCTGTACCATCTCACTGCAGACTGTGCGCCGTCAACATTAGTCACAGGAATATAAGTCTGTCTGGTGTAAGTGCTATCCTGCCGGTTGATAATCAGAAGTCCGTGCCCGGTACTTGCAGGAAGAGTTCCTGTCACAGCGGTGTCAAGACAAATCAGCCAATACGTTCCGCAGTTGCTGTTTTCGTGCAAGTCATCAATGTTCGTTCCTGCCGCAAGCATTCCCAACCGCCCCGCTGTGTTGGCGGTGACTGCAGCAGGATCAAGACCAATGGGGAGTTGTTCCCAGCCCTTCCATTCTGTCTGCGCGGGGTCATACATAACATTAACAAATACCTTTGCCGTGGTATCGTTGTTATACACCGCTATGATCGACCGGCGGTTGTCCGTACCAGTGCACCAGTAACTAAAATTATCAAGTGCTCCGGTTGGCGATATGGCCGCATTAAAACGGACATATCCGTTGCTGCCAATGGGGACATCTGACAGGTTAGTTATGTAACCTAAGTTATTAGCCCCCGGCATTTTGGTCCATGAGCCGAATATCGTCGGACGCGTAAACGGCCTGAAAAGTTCGCCGCCCTGCACCCAGATCTTCGGGGTACCTCCGGCAGTAATAAGTATTCTGGTGATCAAATATGAGGTATAACCCTCGGCGCTCGATGTTGCCGCCTGTTGCTCTCTCACGAGCATCACAAAAGGAGTGGTGACTGGGCAGTTTGTCAGCTCCACAGTGCCGTCAGAGTAATATACACCCTCGGTTATGTATAAAAAATTATTAAGATCCTTCGTTGTTCCGATTGGTATCTTTGTGCCGCCGTTAAGCAGTTGCAGCGCCGGGCTGTCCGCCGCATCGATCGCCGGAGCAAGAGCCGCCATCATCGCATCATACCAATCTTTGTAAGGATCGGGTATTTCCGTTTCGTCCGTCAGACTCGGGTGGACAGTCGTGGTGTAAATTATCGACTTTGCCCGGGTGTCGTAGTCGTCGATGGTGTCGCCGTCGCCGGTATCGTCGACATTCCAACGGAGTTCGCACCGGCCCGAGCCTGCCTTGGCCGTATCGGTATCCGTAACCACCCAGCGCAGATATGTTGCGCCGTCATTAACTACAGTTTCAGTTCTGCAGATATACGGCTCAGTATCTCCCGGGCGGATATATGCAAGCGAGGCCATGCCCGCGCCGTAATTAGCGATAAAGTTATCGATCGGAAAATCTATAGCAAGCGCTCGGTTTTCGCCCCGCCTGCCAAGATCAATAGTTGTTTCATTGTCGAGGATTCTAATTATGTACATTCACAACCCTCCTTATGACGCACTGATATAACAGCCCGAGAACCTAAACTGAGTACGTGTCGGGAAGCTCTGGGCCCTGGTTCTCAGTTTGCCATCCGAATCAATCAGAATACTGCGCCCTTCGTTGGCGCTTTCTTTCGATGTGATGTAACCATTCTGTATCCATCCGATGACTGGTTTAATCGCATCGGGCAGAGTGGCAAGTACCGTATCCACCGGCGCGGTTATTCCCGTCAGTTCAATAAAACAGTTGATCAACACGATGCGTCCGACCTTGTACGCTTGCAGGCTGTAACTCTTAACATAGGTTGCCGCCGTCGACGCAAAACTTGAATACTTCACGGGCGTCTGATTTTCGGCCAGCGTCGCAATCGCCGCTGCATGGTCGGCAAGGCTCGCGTCCTGCGTACTCTGTTCAACTCCGATGTCCGCGAGCTGATCGGTGTGCGCATCAATCTGATTCTGAAGATTGCCTGCAGCATCACCATCTAACTGGCCTTTGATGCCGTCGAACCACTCCGTAAAATCAGCCTGCAGCTGCTCCCACATGGTAGCGGTATTGATCTGATCGACCAAACCCGTGACAAATCCGCAGACGGTCTGATCCGGGCGGCGGTCGGTAATCATCGCGCTGGTAATAGTGCTTGCACCCGCCGGGATGCGGATGGACGCGAGAACCAACTCAAAATAATTTGCGTTCCGTCTGATCGCCGGGGCGCTCGGACTGCTTGCCGCCGTGCCTTTGCGAACCACGAAATGAATCAGCCTGTTGCTGTACTCGAGTACCGCAACCACCGTATCAATTCGGGGCAATGTTGCATGTGCCGCGCTGATCGTGAGCGTTGCAACGGTGTCACTGTTCATCCACCGGCTATCCAGTATCGCCCGCCCGGTTGCCACTTGTACCTGCATGCCGCTCTTGGGTGTCACCTGCAGCATCCCGCCAACATTAGCAATGATGCCGTCAGAGACAAGCCCTTTAAAATACATGCTCATCTGCTCTGCTGAATATGTCCGGTCATATGTCCCGGTCGACTCATCGAGCAAAGCATCAAAAAAACCATAAGTTACCGCCATTTATTAATCCTCCTCGTCGCCCGTGCTAAAGGTCGGCAACAGTGCCCGGCCCGCTTCGTCTTCAGAGTCTATTATTTCAATGATGCGGGCGGATGCCTCCACGCCGTATTCGTTCATGATCTGCACTTTGTCGCCCAGAAAATAATCAACCTCGAAAATAAAGTTAGTTGATGGTTCAACCTCGCCCTCGAAAACTTCATAGGCGGGGGATTCTGCAAGTTCCTCCTTGCCTCGGCTCACAAGCTGGGCGGTGTACTGCGCCGGCGTCAGCGTGCCCTCATCCGTGTCTGTCGACAGGTCGCGCGCATCAACAAAAGCTTCGTTTCGTCTCATGCCCGCCGCTGTGGTCTTACCGGCAACGGCTGTCTTGCGTGCCTTGCCTTCACCTTCACCAGCTACCAGCGCCACGTTTTTCATTTCCAGTTCGTCCCGGATGTATTCAGAGGTGAGCAGGTTTTCGAAGTCCGGGCTGAAAATCACAAACGGATTCGCGCTCTGCGCATAGGACCTATCAGCGCCCTTATACAGAGTAAATACAAAATTTCCGTTAGTGACCTGCACATCATACCCAATTTCCAAGGGTTTTAGCTGTTCAACAACCCATTCGCCGATATTGTCTCCGGTGCATTGGCTTTGCGTTGCTACCGTGCCGCCCATTGCCTCGCCCAGAACGAAGTTGCTAATCTTCCGGGCCGCCACAGACGGGTTGATGATGTTGTCGGTGATAATCTTGCGGATATTATTCTCGAGCGTCCCGGATAATACCGTCTGCGCCCATACCACGCGCTTATAGAGTATCGACTTCAGGTCGCGCCCCTGAAGCAACAGCGTGTTGCCCTCATCAACAGAGGTTCTAAGTTCGATATGCTCAATAATCATTACAGATTTAAGCGTGCCGTTATCATAGTCGCTCTCTCTGTACAGATACCGCCCCATTTTGCACAGATCCATCACTTCGGCGTCAGCATCCAGATACAACTCGAAATCTCCAGGCGTGTAATATCGCTTCGTCCAGATTATCGAGCGGTATCTGTCGATAACTCCGATCCGCTGCAGGGCGTCATTCATTACGTAGATATTCATTTAGATGCCCTCATAAAGAATTGTGTACAAAAAGGTAAGTGTCATTGCCGCCGTGCCGGATGCCGCAGAATAATATATGACATTATCGCCCGGCTCCAGCTGCAGCCACGCGGATCCGTGCGTCATCGTGTTAATGATATTGGTTTCGACGCCCTCCCGGATGCGTTTCGCGCTCTTCTGGCCCTGCACGGTGCTGATCACTAACTCATCCCCGGCCTGCATGGTCAATTCAAAGGTCATCGTCTGACCGTTGCTTTCGTTATAAAACGTCGGGTTTGTCACAGCTCCGGAAGCCGCAACCTGCAAGGTGATTCCGCAGGCCGCATCACCTTCGTTGATGATGGTATGGTGCTGTTGGATGATTTTTCGGGAGAACGGAATAGGTGAACCCTGCAAAATGCCGAACGGAAAATAAAAAAGGCTCGTATTCGATCCGAAAGTGTTTTCTGCCTCAACCTCGGTGTTGTCCCGGAAGTAAGGATCGGGGCAAATGACGCTCACCTGCAGAAGTTCGTTGTCCGAAAAGATCGAGCCCGCATCATCCAGTGACTCAACATAGCCGTCAATGTAAACATCCCGCTGATCGTTGGCGATGTAGACCCTCACCGGGTGTTTAGGATGGATATATTTATACAAATTCACCCGGCGGGCCCGGACGTCTGCGCCCTGCCCCCGGATTTTGAAGGTAATAACAATATTTCGGAAAGAAACGTGCGACGAATTAAAGCGTGATCCGTCCATAGTTGCCATCTCGGTGGCATTTATGACAGCAAGCGCCGGGGTGATGCCGGTTATGCTTGTCAGTAAGTAGTCCTCAGACGGATATAACTGCAACGTATCGTCGCTTGCGTTCCTGATTTTTACTGTGTAAGCCATAACATCACCCCATTGCTGCCATATTAACTAGATTTTTGGTTCTTCTGTAAATTTCAACCCGGCTCAGTGACTTCGGGCTGTAATTATTCTGCACGAAGGTAGCGCCGGACTTGCCGCCCATCTCGACCATAGCCCCCTTGACCACTTCTTTGAGGTCGTCCAGGGCACCGACAAACTCAGGCCGCTTCTCAGCAATACCGATTATTGCGGGATCGTAAAAAACACCGCCCTTATCATACCAAGATGTTGAGTAGCTGAGGCCGTAGCCGGTGACTTTGCCGTCTGCGCTCTTCTTTTCCGTGAATATTGGCGAAATATGAGGCAGTTTCGGTACGGAAATGCTCGGAAGCTTCCAGGTAAAGTTGAGCAAACCCTTGATGGACGATATCTTACTATTTACAGAGTTATAAGCCGACGTTAGCGCCGAAGTGCCCACGCTCGGAATTGATAACTTCATATTGCTGAAGGCCGATTTAATATTAGTTGCCGCATTGGATGCGGTAGTTTTTGCTGTGGTGACCGCCTTGGTGTCCACAGTCGGGATCTTCAGTTTAAGATTTGTAAACAGCGTTTTGATCGCCTTGGTCTGCGTGCTGACTGTCGTTTTCGCCTTGGTAACCGCTGTGGTCTCGATGCTCGGGATCTTAGGCTTCATGTTTGCAAAGCCGTCCGACATGGTCTTGATTGCATCGGTCACATAAGTATTGGCGTTATCAATCGAGGTTGTATCAACATCGGATATAATCAGCGTTGCCTCGCTGAATGCCGTCTGCATTTCCGTGGTTGCCGTGGTGATGGATGAGGTATCAACTTCGCCGGTCTTGAGGTCTGACGCCTCTTCACCACCGCCGCCAAACAAACCTTTTACCCAGTCCCATGCGTTGGAGGCCGCCGTCTTCAGCCCCTCGAAAGCATTAGAGGCAAGTTCGCCAAAGTCAGGCCACTCGATTTCAAACGAAGAGAAAACATCACCGACAGCCGTCCAGATATCCGAAGCCGTTGTGCTCAGGTCATTCCATGCTTCAGTAGAAATTTCTGCAACTACCGGGGCCGCACCTTCAAAGAATCCTTTCGCCGCATCCCACGCATCTGACGCCGCTGTTTTAGCGTTGTCCCATGCGGTCGTTGCGATCTCAGCGACAACCGGGGCGGTGCCCTCGAAAAAGCCCTTGATTGCGTCCCACGCGTCACTTGCGGCCGTCTTGGCATTATCCCATGCGGTAGTAGCTATCTCTGCCACCACAGGAGCGGCGCCCTCAAAGAAACCTTTAACGGCGTCCCATGCATCAGAAGCGGCCTGCTTTGCGTTATCCCATGCTGTAGTTGCGATTTCTGCAACAACGGGCGCTTCACCGGTAAAAAATCCGGTGATTGCGGTCCATGCATTAGATGCGGCGGTCTGCGCATTGTCCCATACCGTTGTAGCTATTTCTGTGAGCGATATTTCGCCGCCAAACAGGGACGTCACACCCTCCCAGATGGTTGTTGCGGTCGTGGTCATGCTGTCCCATACGGATGTAGCAACCTCTGCAACGGTTACTTCACCAGTAAAGAGCCCGACAACACCCTCCCAGAGTGTACCGGCGGTTTCAAGCATCGCATCCCATGCATCAACCAATACACCAACAACAGAGACTTCACCGCCGAAAGTTTCAACAACAGAACTCCAGATAGTCGAGGCCGCCGTTTTTACTGCGTCCCATGCAGTTGTTACAACATCAACAACAGATACCTCGCCGGTGAACACACCGGTAACCGACTCCCAGATAGTCGAGGCGGCGGTTGTTAATGCGTTCCACGCGGTGCTAAGGACCGGGCTTGCAGAGATAGCAGAAGTAAAGACGCCTTTAACCTTGCCCCAGATGCTCGAAGCAGTCGAAGTTACCGCGTTCCATGCGCCCGTTGCTACCTCTTTCACTTTGATGGTTGCGCTGGTAAAGGTTTCCTTTGCCTTCTTCCAGATGCCCTTGGCAGCTGTCGTTAATTTATTCCATGCTCCGGCGGCAACTTCCTTAACCTTGATCTTGCCGGTAAACAGTGCCTTGATGCCCTTCCACACATTCGAGGCAGTTTTCTTTAAGCCGTTCCAAACCTTGGTGACGGCTTTTCTGAAACCTTCGTTTTTCTTCCAGAGCAAACCGATGACTGCCGCAATACCGGCGATAGCTGCAACGACGATTCCGATCGGGCCAGTGACCACACCCGCCACGGCTCCAACAGCCGGCCCAATGGTCGGAAGAAGTGTCAGCAAAGTGCCGATACCACCGATTATTTTTGAGATAACCAGAATTACCGGGCCTGCAGCAGCAGCAAACATACCGATCTTAACGATCAGCTGTTGCTGTGCCGGGCTAAGGCTGTTAAACCTATCTGTGAGCTTCTGAACGAAATCGACGACCTTCTGGATGGTCGGGGCAAGTGCTTCGCCAAGCGATGTAACAAGAACATCCAACGATGATTTCAGCTGTTCGATGGATCCACCAAAACCGCTCATCATAGCGCTGGCCATTTCATCAGTTGTCCCGGCGCAGTCTTCGAGGCTGCCACTCAAACTGTCGACATCCTCAGGCGCTGTATTAATCAGAGCAAGCCACGGAGCCATCTGGTTTTTACCAAAAATAGCCGATGCCGCCGCGATCTGCTCTGACTCGGACAGGTTCGCAAACGCATCGTGTAATTCGCTCTGGATAGTTATAGAGTCTTTCATGGAGCCGTCAGCATTTTTAACATTAATGCCTAACTGCTTCATCATTTCGCCGCCCTCTTTGGAGGGTGAAACCAACCGGGCAATACCAGTTTTTAAGCTATTAGCCGCCACGGATGCCTCAATACCATTATTAGCCATGACGCCCATAAAAAGAGCTGCATCCTCAACGCCGTAGCCCGCCGCACTGAAGATAGGCGCTGCTACAGACATTGCAGAGGATAAGCTATCGACATCCAGCGCAGAATTATTACACGCTGCAGCAAATACGTCTGCATAATGCCCGGTGCTCTCGAACGAATCGCCAAAGCCGTTAATTGTTGCCACCAGACCCGCAGAAACAGTTTCAAGGTTTCCGCCTTCACCTGCAGCAAGGTTCATAGCCGGGGCAAGAGCTGCCGCCGCCTGCTGCGCATCCAGACCGGCACGGGCAAAGTTAAGCGTCGCGCCCGCTGCGTCCTTCATGCCGAAAGTACTGTTTGCCGCCGCGTTTTTCATCGCGGTATTTAACAGTTCGGCCTCATCCTCTGAGTTGCCCATGGTCTTATTTGTTAGGGCCATGGTTTTATCTACCTCAGCAAAGGATGCGACCGCCATTGTTCCAATACCAACAAGCGGAGCTGTAACGTATGTTGTCAGCCCTTTTCCGATCTTTTCGCCGACTGCGCCGATCTTCTGCATCTTGCCGCCAACATCTTTTAATGTCGCACCGAACGGAGTGCTTCCGGAGCGTTTTAGCTCTTCGTTCATCTTGTTCAGTTCGGCATTCAGGCCGTTGACTTTTGTTGCAAACTCATGAGCCTCCGTCGAATCCTCGCCGTACTTGGACTTGATTTTTCCAAGAGTCTCTTCAGCCTGCTTAACTGCCTGCTTCTGTAACGTAATCTTTTGTGTTAATACTTCGACTTTCTGGCGGTTCGTGGCCTGCGCTCTGCCGTACTTGTCAAATTCGGTCGCGCCCGCTTTAAGCTGTGCGTTTAGCTCTTTGGTTTGGGCAGCTATATTTTTTATACTTTTGTTGTATTCTTCGGCGCCGTCTATCGCCAATTTAACGCTAACCGTTGCCGCCATAAAAAATCACCTCAGTGCAATAGCTTCATCGTAGTCCATAGCGCGGCGGTGTACTTCCACAGCCACACCTCTCGTTATGTAAAAGCATGAGAGCATATCGAGCATTTCGCCAAGCGGCGTGTCTAAGATATCAGCTCGCGTCATGCCCCATTGCAGTCCGTAAAACTCCAGCCACTCAACGGTCAGGACTGATTTACCCGCTGAGCGCTCGCCTTTTTTCTTGGCGCCGGTTTTGTTTCAACATGAGTTTGCATGCCTTCCTGCATTGCCTTGGCAGCCTCAATAAACAGCGCCTGAAGTGTTTCTTGATCAAGATCGTAGATCTCATCCATCGTTATAGGAGTCTGTCCCTCATCTTTATGCTCTGCACTTCTGCAGTATGCAGTGTTAAGTGCGACGATAAAGGCCGCCTGATTATCTATAATATTTCCGTACTTACCGGACAGGGCGCCCTCAATCTTGGACATGTCGCGGTCAGGACAAAAATCAACGATCATCTTTATTGCTCTGACAGAATATTTAAATCCCACTTCTCTACCATTCAGCTGCATTGTGACCCTCCATACATAAAAAGGCCACCGGCGGATCACTCCACCGGCAGCCGGTTATTTAATAGTTTACAGATTAGGCTACGCCAAGGGCGGCCTTAAGAGCCGCTTCTGCAGCATCCTCGGTTTCATAACCAGCCTCATTGACCCACTTCCAATCATGGTTGGCGGTGTCGTCCCTGAAGATCGCATATTCCTGCGCACTAGTCTGATATTCGATGCCGTCCTCACGGGTCGCGGCCTCATCGGCAATGCTGTTAAGGCGCGCCTTGCGTACAACAGTCGGAACATAAGAATAAATGCCGTTAGAAACATAAGTAACGATCCAGCCGAGACCGACATAGGGTTTGGTTACGCTGTCACCATGTTTTACCCAGCCGTCAGTATCAGCGGCGGGCGTGCCCTCAATCAGGGCCTTAGCAGCTGCCAGCGGGTCATCACAGGTAAGGGTAACGGTACCGCCGTTGAAGGTGCCGCCCTCGCTCTCCTGCACGGTGTTGTCAGCATAAAAATCTGTGTTATCGGATGCCTCCGGGCTAAGGGATACATCCACGCCACGGGCAAGGCGGCAACCAGCCGAATAAGTTACAGTGCCGTCAGTGTTGCTGTATTTGGCTACCCACGGACGCGAGAAGCCAACTCTTACTCTACCAAATGCGCTCATTCATATACCTCCATCACGGCATAACCTGCCGTATTTGTTTATCAAACTCTTGTTGCATGGCGCTTTGCGCTGCGCCTGTACTGCTGTTAACAGCCTGTGAAAAGAAATGCGTTGGTTGCACCCAGCTCCGCCCGGATTCGGCAGCGGCGGCAACAGATGCATTTGATTTTCCATCTGCATTTTTACCGGCAAAACCGATCCTTACATTGACGCCCGTGCTGGTGGTGATCATCTTGGTTATACCGAAGCCATCAGTTAAGCCCTGTTTTTGCGTCGGGGTTATGCCCGACTGCATGCCTGTGCTTTTCGGATCACTTTCCTCTGACCGCGTCGGAATATTATTGATTGATGATTTGATCTTGTCAGCCATCACGCCCGCGCCTTCGTATAAAGACCGGCGCGCCATTTCTTTTCCTTTATCACCCAGCTTTTCAAGCTTTTGGATGTACTCCTCAAGCCCCTTGACCGTCATTTTTACACCCATGAATATCCCACCGCCATTCATAATGTATTAACCCTGTTTCGGGTTCGTAATTTACAGCAGACAGATACCAATATGCCGTTGAGCCGTCAAGGAACGTCTGTATATCATCACAAACAGGATCATACTCCTTTTTCGTGAAATAACTGAGTGACCCGCTAATTCTTTGCTCTGCCTTTCGGCTGTCCGCGTGGAAGCTTTCCGCCTCGCTGTCTTCTGCCCAAACGATGTAAGGGACAGTTGAATTTTTCGCCCTGGTGTAATGGTACGCCCTCGGGCATATAGAGGCCGCGCCCACGCCAAACCATTTAAGCCTTTCCTGCAAGGTCATGTCTGCGCCTCCTCTACATCAAAATTTTCATCAAGACGAAACAAGGTTAAATCCGTAACTTTGATGCCGTCATCATCAAGGAGCTGCTGGACCATGTCCACGCGGTACTGTTTACCGTCATCAAGAAGTGCATACTGTTTAACAGTTATGTTTTCATCGCGCCAAATGCGAACCAGCCTGTCAACCTGTTGTGAAACTCCCATCGCGGCATATTGTCTGTTATAGCCAATTATGCGGTCACCGTAGTAGTGGCGCGAAACAACGACAAGTTTTTCGGTGGGCATTTCGCCCGGATCCGCGACGTTCTGCAGGGTGCATATTTTCAAAACGCCATTAAACAGCATCTAATCACCCCTCTTCCGCCTCACTCATCTTCTGAGCAAACAGTCTGTTATTCATCGCATATCGGAGCATCCGGGGCATGCCTGCTGTCCATGTCATATTACCGTTTACAGTGCTTTCGGCTCTCTTACGATACAGATAAGCCGCATACATCACAAGCAGGTTACAGTCTCCAATGTCTGACAGGTCAAGCGTGATACCCTCTCGGGCTATCTCTGTTTCCGCCGCCGGGATTATCAGATCTTCGATGTACTCATCAAAGGCGCTTCCGGCAATCTGCAGATTAAGCTTGACCATATCAAGGATATCATCACGGCTCATTCTTCTTCACGCCCCTTTTTGCCTTCGGTCGGGAAGCGGATGAAGCTGATTTCTGCGGTTTCGGGCTTTCGCTCTCGACCACTTCCACCAGCTTGCCCGGGTGAGCCATGATCTCCGCGCCCCGTGCCTCTGTTACATCGATAATGTCACCGATCTGATAGTCTGCCCCGGTAACCTTATCGTTGAAAGCAACGCATACTTTCAGCTTCATCTATCCCACCTCCCGGATTAAGCAGATACTTTCTTTTTCAGCAGGTAGATATATTCGCCGTCCAGCACCTTGCCGTCATTAATAACGAGGGCTTTCTTAACATACTGGTTGGTTTCGTGATCGAAGTAATCAACAACCGTGAATTCAAGGTTGGAATTGATGGCGTAAGCTTTCTGCGGTACCCAGTACATACCGAAGTACTGACCGTTCGTCGCGGTGTCGAAGTCCTTCAAGCTGTCGTTCTCGACGAAGATAACCTCTTTGCCCTTGAAGGTTGCCTTCTCGGTGCCGTCGACCGGGTTAAAGGTCTCAGCATAAACCGGGTGCTTCTGAGTGTCAGCCAGAGTCTTAATCACCGACTCGTAGGTTGCAGCGGTCATAACAAACTCGGGCTTTTCTGCCCTCATGCCGAGCGGGATCTTAGCAAAAAGCTTTTTCTGCCATGCGGTCCAGTCAGCTGCTTCCGCTGCGGTGAACTCGATGATGTTGCCTGCCGGGATGCGGGAGCTCTGCGCGGCGGCCTCGGTCAGGATGCCGACGCACTGATTGTTGGCTTCCGTACCGGTCATGATCTCGATGTCCATAGCTTTGACATAAGCCTCGGAAACGGCTTTTGCAAATTCCTGCTCAAATGCCGGTACAGACAGGGTTGCCTGCAGCAGAGTGCGTGCAAGCCTAATCTCGCCGATCTTATAACCAAAGGTCACAGCGCCGGTGATGCCGCCCACGTTCTGGCGATCGGAAACCGTGGCCTCAGTGATGCGGTGGAAAGTGGCGGAAAAGCTGCCGATCGGATACTTCACGCCGCCCTTAAGGTTGGTCTTGCGTACACGATCATAGATCTGGCCGTGGACCTCGCCCACGCCTTTGATGATCTCCTGCATCACCGTCTCGGGAATCATTACTCCCAGATTTGCGGCCGTGCCTGCTGCGTCTTCTCTCTTGTCAAATTCAAGTACAGAGCGATCAACTTTGCCGCCCTGCACGTAATTCATAAATGCGGTTCTGTACTCCATGGATTCACGTGCGCCCATGCTTCTATCCTCACTTTCTACAGCTTCATCTGCGGGCTCTTTGTCCTGTTCTTTCTCGAGCTCGTCAAGCTGTGCTTCAAGCTCTGCAATTTCTGCCTCGAGCTTATCAATCTGTTCCTGCTTTTCGGCCTTCTCGGCCTCAAGCTTTTCAACTTCCTCTTCTACCGCGTCCCTCTCTTCGTCGGTCTCGGCCTCTTCGATCGACCTCTCAAGATCTGCCTCGCGCTTCTCAAAGTTGGTTTCTGCCTTGAGGGCGTCAAGGGCGGCTCTTTTCAGATCAATCTTCTTTTTGGTCATTAATACTCTTAATGCCATTTTTAATTACCTCCAGTCTTTCGCGCTGTTTCATCCGCCATGCGTCAAGCTCCCTCTTTCGGATAAGGTCTGCATCTGCCTGTCGGGCTGAAATGTTCGTTTCCTTATATGCCGGGAATGTACAACAACTGACCTCGAAAAGCTCCACTTTTCGGATGGTCCAATGGATGCTCCCGTCTTCGCGCTTCTCGGTTTCTTCATCCAGAATGTTGAAACCAAATGAGCACTGGTTAACATCTCCACGCTGTACGCGGGCATATAGGTTCATAGCGTCTTGATCTTTCGGATTGATCTTGATGCTACCCCAAAGGCCTTTATCATCCTCGCGGAGCTCCAGTGTTCCCGCCGTAGTACGGCCAAGCACAAGCCGGGTATCATGGTCAATCAGAGCACGCACATCCCCGTTGAGAGTATCGGCAAACGCACCGGGCGCAACGCTCTCTGTATAACCGTCAAAAATGTTGTAATCCTTTCCAAAAACAGCGAAATGGCCCTCAATCCGGAGCTCATCGCTGTCTTCCCGCGTAGTAAAATTCGATGCGACAGAGCGCACCTGTCTTTCAACTCTGCTCATCTTCGTCCTCCTGCATCAGTTTCTTCTGATCGCCCAACCTGTCAGCGGGCAAGTAGTTCTCTAACATTACAAGCTCATCCAGACCGTCAACCGGGCTCATGCCGATGCGGTCTCTGACCTCGTTGCCGGTTACAATGCCCTGCTTCCGGAGTTCACCGAATACGGAGCTGATCGTTGAGATATCCCAGTTCATCAAGCTCCAGATGTTAAACTTCAGATACCATTTCGGGGATATGATCAGCTTTCGCGTCAGCTCTTGCTCGATCTCTTTGGCAATCGGTCTGATCGTGTTGTTGATAAAGTTGTTCCATGCGTCCCGGCTATATTCGCCGATGCCCAGAACAAAGGGCGGAACACCCAGAATTGCGGCAACGGTCCGTTTGTCGACTTCCACCGTCTCATTGATGGCAAGGTCTGCCAAGGACAAGGGCCGCACCTGTTCAATGCTGAATTGGTCCGCCGGGATGAGCCACGGCTGACCGGCTTCTTCGGTGTTGATGTAATCATTCAACAGCTTCTGCCTGCCTGCAGGGCCGCTGAATTCATCCGTGAGAGCGTCAACCTTAACAATGACTGAGGGCTTCCATTTGCTTTCCATGAACCCCTTTTCGGTGGCCCGTGCCTGCTTGATATTGTTCGCCACATCGGCCAGTGCTACCGTTAACCCGCGCCCCATCCACGGATATGCCGGGTCAGGGTTGTGCACGAAATGCAGCAGGCTGTTGCCCGGGTCTTCCGGGATGCCGTCAATCATGATCTTGTATTTGTAACCATCCGTCTGCCAACTGATACGGCCCGGGTTGATCGGTTCCAGATCGCCCAGAAGGCCGCCCTTTGTGTGGACTCTGACCACGGAGTTGCCTTTGCCGTAAAGGAGCATGTTCATAACCACAACATCCATAAAGGTTTTACGGGTCATGTAGTCATTTGGGCTAATGTCCAACTTGCGGGATAACTCGTTAATTATCCGCACATCCCCGC